TGGGCAATGGGTAGAGCTATGGATGATGCAATTATCGCTGCTGCTACTGGAACGGCTTATAGTGGAGTTGCTGGCGGAACGTCAGTTTCTTTACCATCAGGTCAAAAAGTAGTACACGCTTCTGGCGGTCTAACTTTAGCAAAACTTTTAAGTGCTAAAGAAGTATTAGATGCAGCAGATGTTGATCCCGATGAACAAAGATTCGTGGTATGTGCGGCAGGTCAGATTGCTGATCTGTTGACTGTAACACAAGTCACTTCATCCGATTATGCTACTGTAAAAGCGTTAGCTGCTGGACAAATTGATACCTATTTAGGTTTTAAATTTATTCAGTCGCAAAGATTAGGACAAGACAGTACACCATCTCGACAATGTTTAGCGTTTACAAAATCAGCAATAGGACTTGCAGTAGGAGCAGATATAACTACAAAAATATCTGAACGTGCTGATAAGAACTATGCAACACAGGTATTTCTATCTATGACAATCGGTGCAACTCGTATCGAAGAAGAAAAGATGGTAGAGATAGCTGCTAACGAATAAGGAGTATAAAAAATGGCAACAACAAAAAGTGTTGAAATAACAAATCTTGACGCTACGCCGAGAACTACTCTTGAAGCGGCTAGTGCAGGAGGAAAACTGCGTGTTTGGATGGATACCATTGCTGTTGGTACAGGTGATCTTGATGATGATGATATTATCATTTTAGGTCAAGTACCATCAAACGCAAAAATAGTTAGTTTAAGAATATATAATGACGATTTAAATAGTGGGTCTGGTACTCACAATCTCGGCTTATATAATGGCCCACAGGCCTATACGATTAGCGGCACAACAGTTGCCGCTGGTGCTGTAATTGATGAGGATTGCTATGCAACTGATTCAACAGCATTTCGAGCAGCAACTACTACTGCAACAGGTGCAGAAGAACAGCTAATTGAAGTTCGTAATATAAACACTATTAGCAATTTTGTCTGGGAAGATGGAGGAATTTCAGAAGATCCGAAAGTTCCTTTACGTATCGCTGTTACTATGTCGGCAACAGGAACTGCTGTCGCTGGTGACATTACGTTGGTCTGTCTATATACAGTAGACTAGTCTAAACACAAAAAATAAATGAGGGGCGATACATATTGAATTATGGTCGCCCCTTTGATATTATAGTAAAATTATGGCAACAGAAGTTTCTATTTGCTCAAATGCTTTACGTAGATTGGGCGATGATCCGATTACAGCACTTACAGATGATACAGAAAGAGCAAGATTGTGTAATGCTTTTTATATACCATCACGTGATTTAATTTTAAGATCACATCCGTGGAATTTTGCCATAACACGGGCAACTTTAGCACAACTTTCAGATACACCAGCTTACGAATATTCCTATCAATACGCATTACCAACTGATCCTTATTGTTTAAGGGTTTTAGAAATGGAGTATAAAGATTATGTTTTTAAAATTGAACATTATTCTTCGCAAGGTAGGGTTCTGCTTACTAATGAAAGTACCGCTAAAATTCTTTACATAGCTAAGGTTACAGATACAGCACAATTCGATTCTATGTTTGTAGATGTTTTGACTGCTAAATTATCTGTAGACCTTGCATATCCTGTAACAAATAGTGTCAAATTACAAGATCAAATGCAAAAACTCTTTCAACTGAAACTTTCCGAAGCAAGAAGTGTTGATGGCCAAGAAGGATTTATTGATGATCTTGTGTCCGATACATTTACTGACTTTAGGAAAGCGTAATGGCGAGAGTACATCCTTTTCAAACAAACTTTACTGCTGGGGAATTAACACCGAAACTTGCTGGTCAAGTTGATTTTAAAAAATATAATAATGGTGTTGAAAAGATGGAGAATATGACTGTATTTCCGCAAGGAGGTACAAATCGTAGATATGGTAGCAGATTTGTTTGTGAAGTAAAAAATTCTGCAAATGCTACAAGATTAATTCCTTTTGAATTTAATGTTACTCAATCCTATATTCTGGAATTTGGAAATCTATATATTAGATTTTATAAAGACAATGGCCAAATTGTAGAAGCATCAAAAACTATTACAGCAATTACAAAGGCAAACCCAGCAGTTGTTACAGCAACTTCACACGGATATTCAGATGGAGATCACGTTTGGATTAATAGTGTTGTGGGAATGACAGAAGTTAATTCAAGAAGATTTACTGTAGCAAATAAAACTACTAATACTTTTGAATTATCAGGTGTAGCTTCAGGAAGTTATACAACTTATTCTTCTGCTGGAACGGCAGAAAAGGTTTATGAAATTGCTACATCTTTTACATCAGCACAGGTTTTTGATTTACAATTTACACAATCGGCAGATACGATGTTTATTGTACATCCATCACACGAACCAACAAAATTAACACGAACAGGTCATGCAGTTTGGACTATAGCCGAAGTAGATTTTCAAGTTGGCCCATTTCTTGACACGAATACAACAACAACAACTTTAACGACAAGTGCAACAACAGTAGGAACGGGAAGAACTTTAACTGCATCGGCAAGTTTATTTGCATCTACCGATGTTGGTAGATATGTAAAATTAGGAACTGGCTGGGGAGAAATTACTGCCTATACAAGTGTTACAGTTGTTACGTGGACTATTACTGTAGCCGCAACAGGTTCGGGTTCTATAACCTGGGCATTAGGAGCTTGGTCAAATACTACAGGATTTCCTTCAACAGTATCTTTTTATGAACAGCGATTAGTGTTTGCTGGATCTACCGATAATCCACAAACAATATGGGCTTCTGAATCTGGAGCATATGAAGATTTTGATGCTGGAGATGCAAGTGCCGCAGATGCTTTTACTTATACGATTGCCGCTAATAGAGTAAATGTAATTCGATGGTTAGCACCTTCGAGGGATTTAATTGTAGGAACGGCAGGTGGTGAGTTTAGAGTAGGTAGGCCAACAGGTGAACCTTTAAAACCAGACAATGTAACGATTACTCAACAGACGACTTATGGTGGTCATACAACACAACCTATTCAAATAGGTAGTGCTGTATTATTTGTACAAAGACAAAAGAGAAAAGTTAGGGAATTTGCATATCGTTTTGAAGATGATGCTTATGTAGCACCCGATATGACTTTACTTGCTGAACATATTACTGGCGATGGAATTGATGATGTGGATTATGCACAAGAACCAGAATCAATTTACTGGGCTGTAAGAGAAGATGGTGTTCTGTTAGGAATGACTTATCAAAGAGAAGAAGATGTTGTTGCTTGGCATAGACACTTATTTGGTGGAACAGATCAAAATTGTACTATTACTGCTTCTGATTATACTAATATTCAAACAGGTACAACATTAAAATTTACAAAATCGGATGGCACAACAGTTACTTTTACTTCTGAAGCATCAAGCGGGGATGCTCCAGATGAAACATTAGGATTTAGACCAAACGAAAGTAATGATACAACAGCAGATAATATTTTTACAGCTGTTAATGCACACGCAGATTTTACTGTAGCAAACCCAGCAGCAGCTATTGTAACAGTTTTTGAAACTACACCTGCGGGTACAGGATTATTAACAGTTGAAAGTTCTGATACTGTAAGATTAACAACTACAGATGAAAAAGAATCAAAAGTTAAAAGTGTTTCTTCCATTTCTGAAACATTGGAAAATCAAGTATGGATCGTAATTGAAAGAATTATTAATGGATCAACTGTTAAGTATGTAGAATATTTAGATTCAACACTTAATATGGATTCTGGATTGTCGGGAACTGTTACAGGTTCTTCAACGACAGTTACATCACTAGATCATTTAGAAGGTGAAACAGTACAAATCTTGATAGATGATGCAGTCTATCCTACACAAAAAGTATCAAGCGGTGCGATTACAGTAAGTTTGCCTAGTACCTTTGCCGATAAAACAATAGAAGTAGGTTTGGGATACGTATCTACAATTAAAACAATGAGAGTTGAAGCGGGTGCAGAAGCGGGTACTGCACAAGGAAGAAAAAAGAGGTATAATGAAGTTACAGTAAGATTATATAAAACAGTAGGAGCAACAGTTAATGGAGATCAAATACCTTTTAGAACATCAGCTAGTCCAATGGGTCAGCCCATATCTTCCTTTACAGGAGATAAACGAGTGAGTAATTTAGGATGGGATCGGGATGGACAAGT